CACTCCGGCCACGTAGCCGCCGGGGCTGTCGACGTGCATCACCATGACCTTCTCGCCCTGCAGCTGCGCGCGCTTCAAGTCGAGCCGCATGCTGTAGTAGTCGATGGGGTAGAGCGGTCCGTCGACGTGCATCGTGCCGAGCGCGCCCTCGATGTACCGCTTGCCCTTGGCCTGCGCCATCGACGCCAGGTGCGAGGGCTCGACCGCGAGCGCAGAGACGCCGGGGCTAGGTACGCTGCCTTCCTCCTGCGCACGTCGCACGAGGTAGAGCTGCTGCATTTCCTCGACCCACTCCGACCCAGCGTCGCCGCCCCACAGGAGCCACGCGACGTAGCCGGGGGACTCTTGGCCCTCGACGTCGTCGATGCCTTCCTCCCAGTCCGACTCATGCCGCGCGAACCATGCGGGCGCCTCACTGGTCACCCACTGCTCACTCTGAGGCTCGCCGTTCGCGATGCTGTTGGCGCGCCGGATGGTCTCGGGCTTGATGCCGTCGCCCGACTTGCCCGCCTCGTGCAGAGCCACGCCCTTGAGCGCCTCGCGCTGCACAGCCTCGGGAGGCGTGAGTTCCTCAGTGGATAGCAGTGGCATCAGATGCCTCCGGGGAGCGTGGAAGGTGTAGTCGTCGGCCGAACGGTGCGCCCGAGGCGCTCACGCTCAGACCGAACCTCGGCCGCCCGCGTAGGTGCAGGCAGTTCGAGCGCGGACCGAATCGCCCGCTCGTCCTCGGCCGTGGGAGTGAGGACGCCAGCAGAGAGCAGCGACACGACGTCGCCGACCTTCTCCACCCACAGGCTCGACCGGATGCCCGAGTACGTGAGGCGCGGCAGCTGGTCGAGCGGCATCGGGCCGATGTTCGCGTTGACGATGGCGCGCACGTAGGAGCTAAGCCCCTCGGCCAGCCATTGGCACAAGTCGCCCGCCATCTGCGCCGCGAGCTCCGCGTGGACCTGCGCCGTAGCGTAGGCGCCTGACGAGCCGCTGGAGCCCATCGCGAGGAACTGGACGTAAAAGGCTTGGAGAATCTCGCGCTCGATGTCGCTGACGACAGCAGAGAGCGGACCAGAGCCAGACGCAGCGGACGCACCCTCGAAGGAGAGCGACGCCCACGACGGCAGCACGAGCGCCGACTCCTCGTGCGAGGTGTACCGACGCAGCACGCGCAGCAGCTCGTCGCGCGCGGCCTCGTACTCTTGCTGAGACGGAGCCGTACCACGCTGACGGGCCAATGCGTCCTCGTCGATGGTGACCGTGGGAACCGGCACCGCGTAGCGCTGCACAAGCACGTTGCGCAGGTTGGTCGCGCGCCGGTAGTCGCTCGCGAGGGGCTCAACCTGACGCAGCAGGCCCACGCCCTCGACGCCCTCAGACAGCGAAGGCCAGACGAGATGCACGAGGCGCTCGTAGGGGATACGCACCGAGCCGACCGAGCTGAGGCCGTAAGGCTCACGCTGCCACTGGTCGACCGCGACGATGCGCCGCCCCTCGTAGACCCACTGACGCACGCTCGATTGGTCGCGCGGTTCGAGGTCGATGTAGGTCGTGCCCTCGTAGGGGTAAGCGACCATCTCGGCCAAGGCGAAGCCGTAGAGCGCGCCGGTCAGGAGCTGACGCATCCGCGTCTCCCACGACGGCAAGCTCAAGATGCGCCCATCCCACTCGATGACCGGAGAGGCGTACCCACCGAGGCCGAGCGTGCGCCGAACGACCTCGGCCGCAGCCTCGGAGGCGGGCGAGTCGGGCGCCGCTGAGACATCCCACGTGGCCTGCGTCGCCAGCCCGAGCAGCGCCTGAGCGCCGACTGCGCAGGGAGCGCAGCGCATCGCCACACGGTACGCAGCGATGCGCGGGGCCAGCTGGACCAGCCTGAGATTGGTCTCGCCGTCATTGACCGGCAACGACTGCACGCCCACGCCCTTGCCGTCTACGGCCTCGGGAGCGGTGTACTTGTTGACCTGTACGGAGAGTGCCATGAGCGGCACCCTAGCACAGCGCGTTAGAAAACGCACGCCCCCGCCAAGACACGCACGGTCAGTGCTCAAGGCGCCCAGCGGGACCGTCTACCGATGGTCTGGCCGGGACTCCGCGAGCCTTGGCTTGGCGGGGGATGCTCAGAATGGCCGGGGGCAAGGCCTAAACTCAGCACATGCGCCGCGAGACCATCCCACGACACACGCTTGACTCGCGGGTTAGGGCCGCCCCCACGTCCAAGCTACCACGTTGCCCGAGCGCGTCAAGCTCAGCGCACGTCCATCGGGTCGAGCTCGACACGTCGACGCTCAGGGGCTGCAGGCGCAGCCTCGCGCCGCGTCGGGTCGGGCAGATACCACAGCACCTCGCGCACGGCGTAGCGCAGCGTGTCGGCATGGTGGTCGTGCGTCCCATCCTTGGCAGGTCGACCAGGTGCACGGTCGTCCCAGCGATAGCCGGTCATGGCCTTGGCGAGTGTGCGTTTGCTGGCAGGCGCTCGGATGCCCGCGTCAAAGAGCGCACGGTCGACCGTCAGAGCGCCGCGCTCGAGGGCGAGGTTTACGCGAGTACAGCCGCTCACGATGTCCCGCCGCTCGGGGTCGCGCTCGATGCGAGGCATGATGCCCAGGCCCTTGGGAGGCGACAGCGCCACGAGGTCGAGGTCAGCGATGCCGGTCTGCGCCGAGCGCGCGCCGCCTGCAGGGTCTGCCACGACGGCGTCGAGCGGGATGCGCTGGCTGCCCGGCTGCCACAGTCGCCGAGGCGTGCACTCGATGGAGAGGCGTGCAAGGAAGTCCGGCAGCGTCTCGTCGTCGGGCGCCCACTCTCGGGTCACATGCCATCGACCGCGCGTGAGCTCGACGAGCAGGAGCGCGCACGGATGCCTCAGACCGAAGTCCATGGCCAGCATCGTGCGCATGTGCGTGTAGTCGACGGCCTCGACCGTGACGCAGCGCTCAGGCGCCCACGCATGGAACACCGACCCAACCGGGGGCAGTGGCCGATTCTCGACCAGCGCCGCGAAGTCACGGTCTGACAAGGTCTCACGCATGCGCTCAAGCCATCCGGCTCCGAGGTGCGCTGCGTTCTCGCTGCTCTGCGGTAGGTAAGCCTCGCCGCCTATCTCCCGCGTTCGTTCTACCCACCACGCAGGCTCGACCGGGATACCACAGGTGACGACGACGGGCCGCTGCATCTGGCCGCGCTGGTCGGCCGCAGGTACACGAGCACGCGACCGGGCCACGTCGAGCACGTCGGGCCGCAGTACCTGGCACTCGTCGACCAGTACCGCATGCGCGTTCAGACCCTCGATAGGTGATGAGCCGGGGCCGGAGTTCACCGGGGTGTCGAGGTGGGCAAGTAGGAGCCGCGACCCTGACGCCCAGACGAACGCCTGCTCGGACGCCGCGTAGGTTACGGCCGAGCCCGCGAGCAGGCCGTGCAGATGCGGTAAATGCACGTCACGGAGACGCCGGAACGTGTCCATGCCGACGACCACCAGCGCGCCGGGGCGAGTCTCGCAAAGTAGGATGGCGAGAGCACAGAGCGCGAGTGACTTGCCGCTGCCCAAGCCACCGCGAACCGCCGCTGCGTCTGATGGCCACTCACCCGACAAGCCAGATCGGAGGAACTCTGCCTGCCACGGCAGCGGGTCAAGCTCGCTGATGCGAGGCATGATGCACGCAGAGATGCAGGGCGCTGTTGCCCGGCACCGTCTCGACCGAGTGCGCGCTGCAGACCTCTAGCCCGCAGCGGCCCTGCGCGTCGTCATGGTCGCAGACGTACCGCGCGTGCTCGTGGCAGTCGGGCAGCTCGCAGGCTCGGCCGGGATACCAGCCGAAGCGCGTCTCACCCAGCCCGCCGTGCCATGACAGCAGGACGCTCACGCGTTGCCGACCTTCTCGGGCTTGGCACTGACGAGCTTCTGCAGCAGGGGCGCGACCTCGGCGCCTTGGTGCACATGCGTCGTGACCTGCACCTCGGGCTTCTGGGGGAAGTGCTCGGGGTCGTAGCGCTCAAGGAGCCACGCCGAGGCACGCCAATCATCGGCGCCTGCC